TGGGCCATTAGATAGCGCCTCCACTGACTTGATTTTCTTTCATATAATCAGCTACTGATTTATATGCGCCACCACTAGCACTAATTCTACGTGCTTGTCTATCAGCTAAAGCTGTATTGGTAGTCTGTGCTTGGTTTGCTAAATTACGATTCGTAAGATCTTTAGTAAAACGTAATTGCTCTCTGCCTTGTTTTACTCCTTGTAATCCTGCCCATGCAGAAGCCAAGCCTGCGAGGCCTTGGAGCCCTGCTCCTAAACCAGCAAGGTCAATACCTTTACTCGCAGAAGAACCAGAAGGCAATCCAGTACCTGGATTTTGATAATCCATATTAAGTAAATTACTAAGAATATCTAATGATCCACTAGAGCCATAAGTTGCTTGTGTATTTGCAGTAGGAGCTGCAAGTAAATTTGGAATAGTCATATATTACCTCAAATATAAAGAGTATCTGTCTCAGGTAAACGCAAAGAAGTGTCTACATAATTTTCAATAAAATCTAATGATAGTGTACCAGGATTCCCTGTATGTATTGTTCTATCAAAAAATTCATTAGGGGTTTCGTTAACGTTATTAGTTATTCTTGAAACTAAATTCAAATGGTCAATGTTACTGCTAAGTAGGTCATTAGCCTTATCTATTTCTTCTTGTCTTTCCTGTGCTTCTTCTAAAAACTCAGAGGAATCTACACCAAGATCGTTTATTGCATCTAAAGCTAATTCCGTAAATACGGGCAAAGCTGCTATTGTTACTTGTAATAATAATTGTGCAGAAGGTAAAGTAACTATGCCTGTTAAGTCTAACCCTGCCCCAGTAACAGCTATTGCTGCCAATACAACGATAGCCGCAAAAGTATCATCTAAGCCTAACTCTTTTACTAGGAACTCCACAACATATTCAACAACTACCTTAAAAATATAAATATCAATTACTAATGCAAGAGTTAGTAATGCCGCTGTTGCAAGAGTTCCTGCTGTAGCAATTGCAGCTATTTCTGGACTTAAAGTAATTGCTGAAAGTATAAATGCAAAAACTATCAATAGTCCTCTAAATGTACCGCTCTGATACCATTTTAGTTTTTGTTTATCTACTCCATGGATAAGAATAGATGTTGCAGATTGAATTACCTGAGCCTTATCTATACTGCTATGCATAGCATTTAATGCTTTTATATTCACAGGTACTCGTATATCGTCTAAGCTATGTTCATTAGGTGCAGTAGCATAAAATCCATCATCCGGATAAGAAAGAGAGTAAATATCACTTCCTCCTTGATTTGTCCAAACAGACTCCAGAGAGAAAGGATCTAATACTATAATTTCAGAATACGTAGATGCAGTTAGTTGTTTTCTGAGTATTAAGTATCGATAGGTTCTACTAGTATTGACTTGCCCTGCATATACCCCGAATGGACTAGCAGTATATGCATCACTTAAAAAATACTCTTTCTTTTTAGTTACTACGCCTTTATGTACCCTTTCCTCAACAAAAGCAAATCCACTAGATGTATCATATGTTCTTAATGCATATAACTGCTTATGTGTAAGATGCTCATAATAAGGGGTATCTGCCATCCAAAAGTGAAATGATCTGCGAGTCTCATGTGACCTATCGCTATTGAAAGCCCATAGCCTTTCATATGGCTCTCTGCTACCTGTACTAACAGGCAATAGCTCTTTATAGTGATGCCATAAATAATCAGCTACTGCATCACTGTTATTGTTTATGTTTACATAGAAGCATACATGAGCATGGTAAATATTACCTATATCTGGATTTTCCTCTAATGAAGAGATTAACTCATCATACGGTATACTCATTAATTCAGCAGCGTGCTTTGCATCAGCATATTGTTCTGGTTCATTATCTTCCGATAGAGACTTTTTAAATTTACGTAAAGGAATTATAGGCAAAAAGTCCCTATCCTCATTGCCCTGTTCCCACGAAGGCCTATGATCAGGTACATAAATATCAGGATAGGTATCATCTTCTACATCGTATAACCAATACCTTTCTTCAGACAAATCGCTTTCCAAAAAATATTTAACCATATACAGAGTACTATTTTTATCAAAATCAAAAATATCAAAAATCTTAATTTCAGAATATGATGGAGCTACTCCAGTAGTATCAGTTATTAAATAGGTAACTCGGATTTCAAAATAGGTATCAGTAACATACCTAAAATTTGAAGCTTGAAGACTTACTTCCCATTGTGGATCTAATGGATCAGGATAGGCACTAACAATATTATTAGTTATGGAGTACCCTTGATTTTCTTGCAGATACCACTTAACTACAAATTCCTCAATAGGCATACCTATCTCTACAGATCTTACCATAACTTGCTGAAGCAATATCGATTCAAGAATTTCCTCTATTTCTAATTTAGATCCATACCTTATACCTGTCGGGACCATTGTTCCGGGCTTGGTTTGTTTTGAACCTCGAGATGACCATACATAAGGTAAACCGATATGTTCACTATCTTTAACATAGTTATACATATCATTTACCTTACGCGGTAAGTTACCTATTTGCTGCTTAAGAATATCACTGGTGACGTCAGTATTCTTTATGATGCTTTGTAGTAATAAATCTGCTTTTTGAGAATCTGGCTCCTCTTCATAAACAGGAATAGTAGCAGCAGCTACAGAAACAATAACATCACCCATACAATATCTCCTTTAAGGGGTTACAAATGGAGATGAGCTTTCTACTTCAGAGACTATACCTGCATCATCTATATGTACGAAATGTACATAATAAGTCATGGTAGTGACTAACCCAGTTAATGCTATAGTCTGAATACCCTTTGCAGAAACTGCTTGGGTATTAGCAGCATTAATAACCGCGCCACTGGTTTCAGTAGACAACTCAGATACTAGGTAATACAAGGTACCATTTGCCGTTTCTGTGATAACTGTTGCTGTCCCTGTAGTAGCGGAGTCTGCAGTAGCACCTGCACTAGATAAGTTAAGACCGCTACTAGAAGTACCAATGCCATTTTTTAAAGTCTCTACTGTAGCTTTAATAGATGCATCACTAATACCTGCAGGACCAGCAAGCGCGCCACCCGTAGTCTGTCTTACATTCCAAGTGTCTAATAGCATCTTAGTAGCTTTTTGCTCTGCATCCCGTAAGAAGCCATCAGATTGTCTCTGGTACAGCGTTGCCTGCCTTCCTATTAAGGACTCTGGTTCAGCAATATTCTGTGTCTGAGCTGTTTCTGTGGTTCTCTTCTGCGAAAGTAATGCAGTCTCTGCTGCAGCTTTATTAGACTGGTTGCCAATAAGTTCATTAGTAGTAACAGCATTAGTTCTGTTTTGATTAATGAGAGAAGTCTCAGCAACAGTTTTGTCTATTTGTTCGGTAATTAAACCATTACTAGTAAGGGCATTGGCTGTATTTTGATTAACCAGTGCAGTTTCTGCTGTCATCTGAGTAATTTGCTCAAGAAGCAAAGTATTATTGGTAGCTGCATTCGTAGTATTTTGAGTTATTAGTGCAGTCTCTGCAGTTGTCTGAGAGATTTGCTCTACCATCAAATCATTATTAGTAGCTGCATTAGTTGTATTCTGCTCAATCAATGCAATCTCTGCATTAGACTTAAGTAAGTCATTCTGCAAATTAAGTACTTGCTGGTCTTTAATAGCAGTATCTGCAATAGCAGTATTAAGTCCTTCAGTTACAATTGCCGTTTGGGCTACTAAGTGCACCAATTGTTGGTCAGCCTCTAAAGCTTGCTTATCCAGTAATACCTTTTGAGCTTGCAAGTTTACAAGTTCCTGATCTGCAATTAGCTTCTGTGCTTTAATTAACTCAGCTTGGGCATCTGCTTGCTGCTCCCCTAGAAGATACGCAATAGACTGTTGCATGGCTGTAGCCATACTCTGTACAAGTACATTGGAGTAATCAGAAGCACTGATATGCCCTTTACGAAACGCATCCTCTAGCCTGAGCTGAGACGCTTCCATAAGCTTATCAAATACACCGTCACCAGTGAGAGACCCAGAAGTTAACTGGGAAATAGTAATATCAGACATCTACTGATTACTCCTTTTAGGTTAATCGATTGATCTAGCTAATGCTTGACGTTCTTTCAGTTCTTGTAACTCTTCCCCGGTAAGAGGAGGAAGTACAGTAACTGAGAATTCATCAATCTGTTTACCTTTTTTGACTTTATTTCCGTTACCTGTTTTTACCCATTGAAAAACAGAACACTTACGTTCACGGATCATATTTAAAATAATTTGGGGAACATGCCAACCTTCTTCATTATTGAATGGTACGTATTTAGTGATTGAGCCTACTGCACTATTACTAGCAGTAAACGTCTCACCTTCCCATTCTGTCTTATCAGGGTTACGGCAGCTTATTACAACTCGTACAAGCTTATGTGCGTCTTTTCTTAAGCGCATTGTACGTTGTGCCTTAGTTTCCTTTAGAGGTCCCTTAGGGAGCTCCTGCGAGGCTTCTGGCTCAAGTGCAGCATTAACGATTTTACGTAGTTTATCTACACCAATATTTGGATGGAATTTAAGGCCCATCTGTTTAGCTCTTGCTTTTAATGATTCTAGTTCTTGATTGTCTGACATAAGTATATGTACTCCAAAAGTTTATACGGGGGTTATTCACCCAAAAAGGGAGCACAAGGCTCCCTTTAGGTAATCACTTAGTTACTACCACTCAGCAACTAACTTCATAAGAGCAATACGCTCTGGACGTAGTACCATGAAACCGTAGTACCACTTTATACTCATAAAGCCTAGTTCGCCATATGGATCATTACGATCAGCAGTCTCAACACCTGGCTTCTTGTGAGTAATCTTAAACTTCACAGTCTTACCATCAGTCTGGAAACCGATATTAACGAATGAACCTGAACCAATTACTACGGCAGGGAATACATCGTATTTACCGCCAGTCTCACGATAACCATCATTAGTAGTTACGTCAGCACCAGCACCAGCCCAATGCATCATCTCAGGTACAACAATGATACGGAATGCACCGATAGCACCAATCTCACCTTCAGCAAGAGTACCTGCATTACCATACTGGTGTACAGGAATGAAAGCTTGGTTACTAAAGTTATCCGTCATACGCTTGAACATAGGAACAAGCTCAGAACCACAATGGATGTAACGAGTTGAACCTACAGTTTTCGTATCTACCATACGAGAACCAGTGATGATAGTAGTCTCTTTAGGACAACGGTTGTTATCCAAATCGATTTCTAACTTCATCAAGTCATCATAAGTTAGTACAGATGCAGTCTCACCATTTTCACCAGTGATTTCAGTAGTAGCAGTAGCGTCACCACCAAAGCGTACAACACCAGCAGAGTTAAGAATATCAATCTGTAATTGGTCTTCTGTAATCTCTTCTGCACCAAAGATCATCTCACGAGAGATGTGTTCCATTAGCTGGTCATCAGTATCAAAGTCCATGGACTCCTGAGTGTACTCAGAGAAGAAACCGAATTTATTAATAGAACCAGTCAACTCAACTCGGCGGAAGCCAACTCGGTTAACACGGCCACCATGCTCAGTAAGAACCGGGAACTTACCAGAGATGGTACCGATATCTTTACTAGAACCGTATAGGTTACCTGCTTCCATTACTGCATCGCCTACAGTATCACCACTAAAACGATAACCTTTAACGTAAGCAAGACCGTCAGTAGAGTTAGTACCTTCAGCATAACGCAATGCTTCAGTACCTGCAGCAAGGGTTAGACCTAGACCGCCAGAAGCAACAGAACGCTGCATCCATGCATTTACTAGAGTCTGTGCAGCAAGTAATGCAGCAGCAGCATCTGCACCTTCACCTACGAAAGTAATATTTCGACGGTTAGAGTAATCAGGCTGAGTACCTGCAACAGTCTCAGGGTGCTGTACTGTAATAGTTACAGATTGGTTTACTGTTAAGCCTGCAGCATCAATACCCTGATCATTAATGTTAGCATCATCAAGCATAGGTAAGTAATGATAGCGCTTAATAGACTTACCCATGTGCTTAGGCATAGACTCTACAGTAGACATCTGCCCAAAGAAGCGTTTTTTCTTAGCTTCAATAAGTGACTTTTTATTCCACTTATCAATATTAAACTGGGTACCTACACTAGAGTTGGAACCCGAACCATATTCCATAGTCATGTTATATTCTCACTATATAAAAATTATGAGAGTCACATATTCTTCAAGAAATCATCATCAGACATATTTAAATAATCTGGTTCAGGTTTCTTTGGAGTAGGTGAACTCTTCGTTACAGCCGTAGCCTTCTTTCTCTTTACGTTGGGATCTGTCTTAGGTTTACGGGCTGGAGCCTTAATAACGGGAGCTGGCTTATGCTCTTCTTCCTTAGCTTTAGAAAGATGTGCAAATTGGCCCTCCTGATTCATTACTTCCGCTACTTGTCCATATACCTCAATATCAGATAAACCCTTATATTCTGATAGCATCTGAGCTTTTTCTACTCGTTCCATAATGGAGTCATAGATACCTACATTCATATGGCTTTCTATGATTTTAAGTAGACCCGGTTGCTGTCTAAGAATATTTCTACTGGAATCACCCCACTTAGTAGCGACAAGGTTAGTAATATCACTAATATGATCGGATTGCTCTAATTCGGAGATCACATCATCTAGTGCTAACTTATCCTCACCACCAGAGTAAGTTTCTGGCTGATACGAAGAATCTGATTCCATGTCAATACTAAGAGGATCGATTTTACTATCTTTAAGTAATTGAGCAATTGCTTCAGGTGTCTTCTTATCCAATGCGATGAGGAAGTCCAATTTACCTTCTTCAAGTAAACCATGTTCCTTCATCTTCTGTTGTAAAAGACGGGCAGGTTTAAGTGCTTCCATCTTCTTATTGAAGCCCATTCCCATTCTAATGAATTTCCTGGCTTCTTCAATATCGTTAATTTTTACTTCTTTACCATTAGCTTTGATAGGAGCAAACAGTTCATCAATTTGAGACTTATATGTATCGACAGATGGCTCATCAGTATTCTCTACATCACCATCTTTATCTTCAGTCGATTCGTCAGAGTCTACATCATCAGTTTCTTCTTCATCAGTTTCTTCTGGCTCATCTGAGCTACGCTCATCTGCAGCTTCAGAAACTTCTTCATCAGAATCTTCTTCTGTACCCTCTTCCTCATCTAGTTGTCCTTCGTCATCTCCTGATTCGTCAAGGCTTGTGCTTGCCTCTTCTTCAATCGTTTCTGCTTCTGCTTCTTCGCTTTGTTCGATGGACGTTTCCTGGACACTAGCATCTACCTCTGAAAAGTCTTGATTTAAGAATTCTTCATCAGACATTCCCATAACATTTGGGATATCTACTACTTGAGTTTCATCTGTCATACACGATTACTCCTCAGTAGCATCTTCTTGGAGAAGTTCGTCACGTACACTCTCCATTTCATTGAGCTCTTTAGCTACCTGCTTACCTTGCATACGTTTAGTGAATAAGAACTGCTGTAACTCACCAATACCAGTAATAGCATTATCAATGCTTTTCTGTTCAGTCTCCGTCTGCATAGCAGGTAACGCTTTACGCTGTACCAATACAGCAGCAAACTCTTTAAAGTAGCCTTCAGTAATAATAGCTTTGAAATCTCGATTCTTAAAAAGACGGTCAATAGACTCTGCCTCTTTAACCATTTTCTTAGCTGTATCAATACCTAATTCAATTTGATGTAGATCTTCTTGGCTCATGGGGATATTTCCTATTCTGGTTTTTGTTTAAGTTGTTCTTTCTGGATATCTTGTTGACCTTTAATAGTCGTATTTACGATATCTCTTTGTAGATTTGATTTAGCTTGTATTTCACCTTTCTCTAAATCTCGAGCATGAGTAACACCTTCTTCTTGCTCTACATGATCTAGAACTTTCTTACCTGCCTCAGCACGCTTAACTTCCGCTTCAGCATATAACTTAGCTATTTCAGCTTTCATCAAATCATTTTCTAATTGTGCCTTTTCTTGTGCTATTGGGTCAACTTCAGGAACGAATTCCCTTAGTTTTTTAGCTAATTCAGGCATATTACGTAAAGTTGCTATCTCTGACAATAACATATTACGTAATTCAGGAGGAGTAGTATTATCCATAGTCTGTAACATAAAAGCTAATTCTTCTGCTTTAGCAGCATCGGCTTCAGGTGTACTAATAGTTAACTTGAGATCAAAGTTACCTTCTAACTGATCTCTTCGAATAATTACAAACTTCTCTCCAGTAATTCTAACTGACTCTTCTTCCGATAAGAATACAGCATTCATAGCTATAATCTTTAAGCCAATCTTCATCATTCCTTGAGATACTCTACGAAGGATACCCATTTCCCTTTTACTAGCAGCATCTAAAGCAGACTTACCTAAACCAGTTGAATCACCTAAAGCCTCTCCTGTAATACCATTATTAAATGCTTTAATACCAGTAAGGGATTCTGCTTCGGAGTGATTCATGCCTAACATAAACTGAGCAGATTGAGGTATCTCAGGAAATTGATGCATAAAAATAACATCATTAGGTGTCATACCTGGGTTATACTCGTAATCCTCTCCTCTTTCAAATTTACGTCTATTAACTACATCTAAAGCATCTTTACGAGTACCTGCCTGTCCATTAGCAGAGCGAGCCATGGTATCCATCATGCCTCTAGTAACTGCTCCTATGACTTTCTGATTATCCTCTAAGAGTTTACCATCTGGCTCACCGTAATTAGACTTACGTACAGGTAAATATTGAATAACAACAAAAGGAAGTTTTTGATCTGGGAAAGGATTACGCTCCATACGGATTAAAGTGTTGCCTACCCAAGTAGCTACAAAAGGCTGTGCAATGCCAGTACCATCAATATCATAATAACCCCAATACTCATAGGCAACAAACTTCTTACGTTCTTGGTCTTTGAAATTGAAATCTGAACCATCTTCACTGTGATGGTCAGGGTTACCCAAAATGGAAGAATTATTGATATTAATATTTTCAAGATTACGATAACGGTCTCCATCCTTTTTCAACTCCGAAAGAGAAGTTTGAAAACTATATATAACAAAATTAGCTTTATCCATATCTCCTCTACAAGTAGGATCAAGGTGGACATTTCGATAATCACATACTTCTACAGTAGGTTGATTCTTAGTAACTTTGGTTTCAGTTATCTCTTCAAATTCAGAAGTACGTCTAGGCTTATAAGGAATTCCGGTTTCTTCAAAAAGATCATGTGCTTTCTGTAATTCCTCAGATTGAGTACTATAAAGAGTAGGATCTACTTCTTTCATCTCTGCAAGATCTGAGTGTAACTGTATAGCATTAGCATCGGGTAAATACTCAAATACAGGAACTTCAACTGTAATCTCTTCCTGAGCGTACTCCCAGCCCACACGAACAATAGCCGTACCTTCATCTACTAAAGTACGTACTAAAGTATCCATAAACTCTACTTTATCAATTCTATTATTAAATTGATGATTTAACATCAATCCATTCTGTACAGCAGAATCTTTATCCTCAGCTGATTCAGGAGAGGTATTAAATATATCGCTTGTACTTAAAAAAGGCTCACTTAAAGCAGCGTACCGCCACTCAGCTTGTTTACGGATTACCTTAGGTTGAATAGTAGATCTATTCTTAACTGCTTTTTTATTTGATTTAGGATCAGCAGAACCAGTAACATTTAAGTTATTAAGCCAAGTTTCTACATTAGCTATATGCTCATTATGAGATGCTTGAGCATCTGTAAAATCACTCTTGAGATCCATGAGACTAGGCTCTTTTTCCCAATCAGTTAATTTAGCTGATTGTGACTCTGATGGAGTTACCTCCAACTCAGCTTCTTGTTCATTGGCCATACATAGGTAATCCTATAAAAGAAAAAGATAAATAATTGTGCAATATAACAATAAGATCAGGTAAAGTGCAACTCCGTTGCTACCCATGATATTAACATAACCCCAGAGGTAACTATGAAATTTGTAAAACTATCCCATTCTGCACATATCCCTACTAGAGGAACTAAAGGTTCCGCAGGCTATGACTTCTACGCACCTACCGATTGTACTATTAAACCAGGAGAACAATTACTAATTCCTACAGGTGTAGCATGGACTGGCTGTCCTGATTATTTAGTAGGAATTCTCAAAGATAGAAGTAGCATGGCACATAAGAAAAAATGCCATACTTTAGCTGGAGTTATAGACTCAGATTACGATAAAAAGAATATTGGCTTTATTTTACGTAACTTTGGTCCTGAACCTGTAAATATAAAAGCCGGAACTCGTATAGGTCAAATGGTAATTATGCAACGGTTCTTAGTAGATAATGATTATGTAGTAGAAGAAACCCGTGAAGGTGGTTATGGGAGTACAGGTGAATGAAGGGCCTGTCATTGATGGGTAGTCACCGTACAGGCAAGACTACATTAGCAATGGATTACGCCGACAAACACAACTTAGAGTTTATTCCTATGAGTGTCTCTCCTGCTTATAAAGCATGTGGGGTACCTATGGGACCTGTAAGTGACTATGTAGATAGGATGCTTTTACAGGATACTGCACTAGATCAATACGTAACCCGCTTAGAAGCTGCTAAGAGCCCTTTTATTACAGACAGGTGCTTCTTAGACTTACTAGCCTACGCTTTAGCAGACTACCCACAAAACCCTACAGATCATGAAGCTACATGGTTCCTCTCTTATTCATATAAATGCGTTGCTCTTACAGCTCAATACTTCGATAAGGTTATGTTGATAAGGCCAGGCATCCCTCTTGAAAAGTGCGAGACTAGCTGGGCTGCAGATATGGGTGTAGTAGCTCAAGTAGATGCTTGTATGTTATGGGCAGCTGATCAATTAGAATCTTTAGTATTTCAACTACCAGTACATACTACCTTGCACTCTGCTCGTATGGCTGCATTGGAGATATATCATAATGCGAAATTATAAATATGGAAAAACTAGTTTAGACCATATAAGAACTGTATCCATACCGCTTCAGACTATCTGTTTGCGGGCCATGGCTATAGCTAATGCACGTAAGCTTTACTGTCCTGACTTTGGTATTTCATGCGGTAAAAGATCTACAACAATTCAAATGCAGCTATTTAAAGAAGGTAAATCTAATTGTGATGGGATAACTAATATCTCAAAACACCAATATGGCTTTGCTATAGATTTCTTTGCATACGTAGATGATAAAGCTAATTATGATGCAGGAAACATGGCATTAATCGCTACTTGTTTTATGGAAGCTGCAGCTGAATTAGGGCATGAGGTAAATTGGGGAGGAAACTTTGGATCAATTTCTGACTCCCCACATATTGAGTTAGTGTCTCGGTGAAATACTTAAGTTAAGGGATGTATTAGCCCCAGCAGAAGTAATAACTGCACGGATTTCAATTCCATAAGCCAGTTGAAGTAACTTCTGTCCTGGGGCCGTAAATATCCCATCTGTAACAGGTTCCCAACTACCTTGCTCTAAGATTTGTAGAGTAATAGTAGCTCCATCGAAATTACCTCCATAAGATACTAAGACATCTGTAGCCAATAGTTCTCTTTCTTTGGTGGTAATATTACCTGACGCTTGCGTTAATAAATTTATACGAGATTTCATATTTTCACCTAATCTAAAATAGTATCAATTGGATCTTCTATAACTTCATCGATTACATCAGTAACAACTCCGCCTTCTGAATCCAGTAATGCAGGATCATACACTATAATGGTACGCGTTACCTGATCTGCTACATTTCCTTCTATGTCTGTGCCATTGTACGTGCGTACATATATACCGGGTATATTATGTAAAATAGTACCTGACCCTAGTATAGGTCTGTCTGGATCTTCATTATCAGTTAATATAGCACCTGGATCAGTAAATACTCTACCAACAGGTAAGTATATATTAGCAGATCCTACAAGTTGAATAGTTGGCTTAGTGCTATCTCTAGCAGTCAGTATATCCAATCTATCCAATAATCGTGTATTACCTTCTATATCGCTCAATACAGCATAGACGTCATATGGCGTGTATACAGCCAATCCTACAATTGGGGTTATAACTTCTACCCCTGCAGTCATAAAAGCCTCTGGTGAGCTCCTGAGAAGCCCTGGTGCAGTATCATTTAATACCTGTTCCACAGTAGGCGCACTAGAGTTATTTGATACAACTACTAATTTAAATGTACCCGATTCATCTGCAGTAAACCTTACATTAAGGCTAGTATCTAATATCTCTGTAGCGGTAAGAACAGCATCAGGTGCTTCGTCTACCAAAGGTGTAACAAATAGAGCAGCAATAGAAGAATACACAGTGCCTTCTGTATTACTTATCCTAGCTCTATAACCATTTCCATTATTTTCTGCGTATGTAACACCTGCTCCTAAAATAGTAATAGACTCTCCTGTTTCCCCAATTACATCTTCAAAAGTAGCCCCATTAAACACTTCCCATTGTATGGATATAGGATTTACTGAACTAGCAGAGACCGTATACGTCACAGATCCAGAGCCCTCATTAACAGTTTGATCTACAGGGTGTAAAGTAATAACTGGAGGGAGAGCTTGAGCCTCTACTGCAAGCACAGCACTTAATGAGTTCACAGAGCCAAGAGTAGAACTAACGATTACTCTGTATGTATCCCCATTATTTGCAATAGATACCTGTGAACCATACACATCTAAAGATGGGCCTGTAGCTCCTGGGATATTTATCCCATTTAACTGCCATTGATATGTAGGATCTGGTTTAGCAGTAGCCACAACTGAAAATGTAATAAATTCAGTAGAGCCTTCAGTTAATGTATTATTAATAGGGTGCACTGAAATACTAGGAGGGATATCTACAGTAGCAGGATCAATTATAGTTTCTGTCCTACTACTTCTTACTGCATATCCTGCATCAACATCAATACTATACCAATTAAATATTTGATTCCCTAAACCTGTAATATCAGGAGTTGAGTATGTTCCATCAGGCAGTATAGTTATAGCTACGCCACCGTCAGTAAATTGATCTACTACCCATTCATCCCCTATATCAAGAATACCAGCAACAGGACTATGAACATCTATAGATGTAAGTTCAATAACCTGCATCCCTTCAGGAGGAGAAATAGTAAGGGAGAACGTGTTAGACGTAACAGTATCAGCAACAACCTGCACAGGAAATGTATTAGACACATATCGCTGTAGTGCAGGCTGAACTTGAACTGCATACGTATTAGATACGTATATCATTAATCGTTCCTCTAAATATCAATAGTCAAAATAAGATCTGAAGTAGCTACCAAGGATAACCCTGAAGCCGGACAGTCAAACTCACAAGTAGTAGAAGTTACATTTGCTAATCCAGTAAGAGGAACTCCTGCTAACGTAGCAGTTATAGATACTGCAGAAGTTAAATCAAGACTTCCTGATGTAGTTATAGTGAAGGGTTGCCCAAGTCTTACAACAGAAGTATTTGTAATAACTAATGAAGTAGCTACAGCAGTTGTAAATTGATTAGTGCTAACAACTGCAGAATCATTCCCTGCTGCATCAGTATGTACAAAGTGCAAGTAATAATTAGTACCTGCAGTCAAACCAGTCAAGCTTACTGCTTGGTTTCCTGTGCTACTTACATTTTGTTGGTTTCCTGCTTTTACTGTACTTAGGTTTTCAGTCGCATTACCTGAGATAATAAAATACAAGGTACCATTTGCTTCATTTGTAGTTACCCCACCGCTTGCTGTCGTTTGTCCTGTAGCTGTTCCTGTAGGAAGAGTTAGGGCAGGAGGCGTAGTATCCCCTAGAGCAATTACATTTACAGTACGGGTAACCTCAGTTGCAGCGTTTCCTGCAGCATCTGAAACGTTATACGTCACAGTGTATGTACTAGGCACTGAAGTATTAACCGGATTAACTGTAACTATTGATCCAGTGATGTTTCCATCTACATCGTCTAATGCGGTAGCTCCTGCATCAGTATACGTATCACCTTCATTAATATTTACTGGTGATGTACCCAATAAAGTTATAACAGGCGGTGTAGTATCTGGCTGCTCAGTAGGAGCTGTAAATGTAAACGTAGCTTTCTCACCATACGTATTATCTGCATGTAACACATAAGCTTGGAATGCTTGATCTTCAGTAGGCATTGATGCTAACTGCCAAACACCATCTGAGCCAACTGTTACAGCTATACCTGATGGTACAGTAACTGGATCATGAATAATGGTATCAGTATTTTGCGGAGTATTTCCCGTATATCCATAAAACACAGAACCATCTGCTTCATCTACAGGAGGGGTAACAGTGACATAAGTACCTGTTGGGTCTTGGAAAGTTTCTACAACACTATCTGACCATACGCCATCTGTAGCGTCTCGTACCCAGTACTCGTATGTTGCATGAATATCAGGAGAGAAGTTACCTGTAGGGATATGTACAGAACCAGTACCAGTAAGAAAGGTACCATAACCGTGATCACCAATAGCTACAGTTACATCATCGGTGTATATACCTTCTACTGCTGTAATAACCCCAAAACCATAACCTACATCAGGTGAGATCTGAAAGTTGATAGTATCCGATTCACCAGCATCTGTGACAGTGATAGGAATATCTTCATTATAGTTTAAGGTTTTAGTTCCAAAACTTTTAAGATCAAATACTGAGAAAGATATACTATTAATGTCTTGAGCAGTAGGGGTAATAGTTCCTGCTGCGCACGATAAGGTCTTACCTGTTGCATTAGTTACATTGGATAACTGAATAGTTACAGTATCACCTTCACGCAATAAACCTGCAGTAATCGAATCTGCAGTTAATGCTGGGGCTGTGACATTCACGGTGATTAGCGCGGTATCAGTATCGCCATCATCATCTGTAGCTGTGACCGTAGCTGTGATCGGAGTGCCAGCGGTGATTCCCGTATTGTCAGCAAT